CGCTTCTGTCATGTCAACAATAACAAAGGCTGAGTAGTCACCACCCACACCCTTCGCTACGTCAGCCTTTGTTATGTCTATATTTACCCACCATCTTGTATGGCGCTTCTGTCATGTCAACAATAACAAAGGCTGAGTAGTCACCACCCACACCCTTCGCTACGTCAGCCACAACACAGTACTGGTGTCCCTTCTTTGGGAACTCAGTCAAGTCTAGACCATCCTTACTATGTATAATTTCATCTGGGGATAGTTTTGCAATTGTACTTGCGTCGACCAATGTCAAGCTAGAACCAAGGAACTTACATTCAACTTCTTGGTTGTACTTCAACTCACCAAGCTGACGCTTCTGTTCATCAGCCCACTTAGCATCACGCCCTGGAATTTTCCAGTAAGGGATGAACATAGGAACAAAGTCATTGCGACCTTTCTCAGCATCATTCCAGAATTTCCAGAAGTGGTTGTAGCCAAGTGGTGTTGATGTAATAAGGATCTTAGATGTCGTACCAGCGGAAATAGTTGGGTAGACAGAGGTAAAGAAGGCTTCGGCAACGTTGTTAGGAATAATAGCTGCTTCGTCGATATACAACAAGTTAACAGACTTAGAACGAATACCAGCAGCTGTCGTAGCTGCCGTAAATACCTTTGAGCCGTTCTCTAATTCCAAGTCGCCCTTGTTCCATGTCTTGATACCTTGCTGCATCCATAGAGGCAAGTTCTCGTACATCAACTGATAACGAGAAAGAATTTCGCGTGATGTGGACGCCTTGTTAGCCAGAATAGCTACGTTCTTTGCGTCGTTGAAGATTGTGTACCAGAGAATGTAGGCAGCGGACGTAGTAGTCTTACCTTGTTGACGACCCTCCATAAGAATTACCTTACGGTTGTCATGGATGAGTTTGACCTTCTCCTTCTGACATTCATACAATTTGAATGGCTGAAGACCATGGTCAATGGTGACGATGTAACAATAATTGTCGATGAAGTAAACTGGATCCTGAGAGCACTTCAAATATTCTTGAAAAGTGTCTTGGGTCCAATCAACTTGTACCCCAATTGGTTTTAGATTGGGGTTTGCATTATAACCTGTTGCCATTAAAATCCGCCTAGTGTCCAAGCCTCATCAACTGGGATTGGATCAGTACCAATCGGTGTAGTGTCAGGGGAGACGCTGGCAGTATAAGTCGCAAGCGTCTTCGTTGTAGTAACATCCATTTTATCTGTTGTTGTCTGATTGATATTAGAGTTAACAGTTTTGATAACATTCGATGTAGCCACTGGGCCAAACATCTGAGTCTTCATTGTGAATGTTAGTGTGTATACAACAGTTCGTTTAGTTTCAAAGGCACCTTCGTAGTCGTCGGTGAGCGATACACTATTTAGCACTGTTGGAACGTCGAAGCTGTAGCCCATCTCTGGGTCTAGATTGACAGTAAGATTATAATGTGGTGTGAAGAAAGGCAAGATTTGCTCAACAACTTGAAGTGCGTCTTCTTGAGTCTTGGAAATTAGATACAACTGAATTGTCAAGTTGTATGGAACTGGAGCAAACTGCTCCTTGCGCTTTGTGCCATCCGTTGGATCTTCAACAACAAGTCTGTTGAGGGAGTGTAGCTTGCGCTGAGTGTCGTAAGAGAAGTCAGTAATCTCAAAGGATAGTCTTGGCAGAACAATCTCAACTGGACGGTTCAACTCTGGATCTTCTTCTGAACGAACGAGCCACTTTTCCTTTGGACCGTATGTGATTGGCACCTTGACGAATTGGTTTGGTGTTCCGTCTTTGTTATCGCGCTTGATATACAAGTCGCTGAACATCTTGCCGAATACGACAATACTGTTTCTAACCGTACCGTGATAGAAGTGTGGATGATTAAGCATCGGTTACGTCTCCGAATGGATTAGCTTCGCTGAAGTCAATCAATGATGCGGGTGTCGATGGTGGTTTGATGTAAGCTGCTGGCTTCTCAAAGTCTTCATTGTTTGAGTAGTCAGTCTCAGGATCGGCAGCGTCCTCAACGATAACGTCTTCGCCAGCTTCAGTGTCAAGGAAATCGCCAGCCTCTGTTCTCACATAAGGTTGGTCATAAGAGAAGTTGCCTTCGATAGCATCGATCTCTCCGATACCAGTTTCCAGCTTCTCGCTGGCGTACTGGAATGTTTCAATCTTCAGCTTGAACACATATAGCTTACCCAACTGATAGAATGGATCTTCGTGCTCAACAAAGCGCACTTCAAACAATCTCTTTGTCAGTGGGAAATAGATTAGGTCGCCTTCAGCTGGACGTGAAGGGATGCGAGTAACGCCGTGGCGTCCGATCAGCTGTTCCCAAGTGCGTCGAGCACAAACAAGAGTGGCAGACTTCTCAATCTCAAGACCAAACTTTTGTAGGAATGCACCTTGCCCACCCATGTCGTCTACGTTCTCGAAATACATTTCGATTTGGTAGGCTGCTTCAAATTTAGACAGCACGTCTTCACCAAAGACGATGTCCTTGTTGACTAGAACTCGAGGAATGTAGAATACATCCTGACCATAAATTCTCAAGGACTCGACGATTAAGTCCTCAACGAGATATTGTTCACTACGAGTGCCTTGGGTGAAGTATACGTTACGTGCCATTTTAGCCTAGCATGAAGTCAGGTGGTAGTGAGTAGTTTGTTTGCATCTGGTCTTCAAGAGCGTGGATCTCTTCAGTAGCCTCAGCGTATAGCTTATCGCCATCAAGCGTAACACCACCTGGAAGAGCAATACCAGAGAACTTCTTGATATTAGTTGCCCATTGCTTCTTGATTAGAGCTGTCGCATAACGCTTCAACCACATATCATTCCACACGTCAGTCCATGTTACTGGATCAAGAGCACGGTAGCAGTCAACGATTAGGTATTGCCCAACCACGACGCTCTGCGCCCAGTTCATGTCAATAGATAAACGATTCTGATGCTTGTTGAAGCGCAAAGGCTTAGTGCCATTGAGCATCAAGTCAAGAGTAGCAATATAATCGCGAACCGTGCTGTAATAAACAATACTAGTATTAGTCAAGTCATACAAGTCGTTCAGGCGCAACTGATACTGCAAGTTGAATAGACCAGAAGATCCGCTGCTTGCTGTGTTGTCACCAGTGACTGGGAAGATATTACGAACACCAATGATTAGGTCGCTCAATGGGATAGACCCATTGTCAATATCATCCTGAGTGATTTGGTGCTTCAGGTAGATACGCTCGACACCATCATAGTGGTATTCGTTGTAGTATTGTAGGGCTTCGTCGACGCGATCGGAAACTTGATCGTCGTCGACGTTAATCTCGACTACTGGCGCACCTAGCTTGCGCAGGCAGTAGTCGGTAAAGCCTTCTCGTGTAGTAGGTGCTGACATATTAAGCCTGAGCCTCTGTCCATGATAGACGAGCAGCGATGTTGCCTGGAGGTGAAATTACCAGAGTACCGTTGATCGCAGAAGTAGCGTTCTTTGAGAATGCCACGGTAAAGTTACCACCAGCGTTTGGCGTTACTGACTTAACAATAGAACCAATTGGTACACCACCACCGCCGTTAGCAGTTACAACCCAGTTCACGTCGAAACCAGTAGTATCTGATAGAGTTGTAACTGGAGAACCTACAGTAACTGTTGTTGGGGCGATTGTTACTGGAGTCAGAACGTTCGACGCAACGATAGTGATAATGTCTGGACCGTCTGGGTAGAAGCCAGCGTTTGGCGACGCGCTTGATGTCAAGTTCAATGTGTTAGAAGTACCACCACCAAGAACTGAGTTGCCCAAGTCACGAACTTGTGTCAAGTCGAAGCTGGTTGTTGTGTAGTTGTTACCACCACCGCCAGCGTCAGAGTAGAACGCGAACACAGTTTCACCACCAGAGATTTGTGTGCCCGATGGGTGGTAAGCAATTTGTGACAAGCTAGAACCACCAACTGCTTGGAATGTTGGAGCGTTTGTAACAAACTTAGGATTCAAGATAACGCGAACGAAGAACGCGCCGTTTGATGTAACACCAAGAGAGTTCAGCTTCAACTGCATGCGGTTGATAATTTCCTTCACACCCAATAGACCTGTCGCGCCAGAGTCAACTGACGGAGCCATACGCAAGCTGATCGCAGCGTTCGCGCTTGATGTGTAGTTAGTAACATAAGCAGAGTTACCAGCAGTAAACACCAAAGACTTATCGTCATCGTATCTACCGTCCATAATCACCGAGCAACCCCAGTGGTTAGCTGTAGGAGCAAAGGCTTGGCTGTGTAGATACACAGGGATTGTTGGGCCAGTCGCTGAGTAAGTGTGTAGACCACCAGAGTTGTTAGCGCCACCTGTAGTATTCGCCATCGAGTAGATGATGAAGTCAGTAATCGCACCCGAACCAGTAGCAGCTTGGCTCAATTCGATTGTCGATGTTACAGAGTTGTAACCAGCGATGAATGTGTTTTCTGGAATGTTTGTACCAGTTACATATGAGCCGATTGGCGCCATGTTCAGAGAGTTGCCTGGGCTGTTAACAGTAAACGCCTTTGACGTTGTTACTGTGTTAGAACCTGATGTAGTTGTAACTGTACCACCACTTGTTACGAAGTAGTTAGAGCGGTAGCCAGCAAAGGTAGTGCCAGTCATACCAAGTCCACCACCACGTTGGCTAATTGTGAACGTAGTATCTGTCTTGCTTGAGTAAGTAACATACTCAAAGTAATCGCCAGTTCCTGGAGCGCCACCTGTTAGAGCAGCGTCGGCAGCGTCACGTCCTGGATCGCCAATCAACAGAGTACCTGAAGATGGGAAGTCGGCAGTGCTAGCAACAGTTAGAGTTGTTGAGCCTGATGTAAAATCAGCAGCTAGAGCTGTGTATGGCACAAAGGTATTAACTTCATAACGAGCTGGCAAGTTACCAGAGCGCATGTATGAACGAGTGTTCACGTTAGAGTTGATAATCTTGTGGCAGTATGTAATGTTACCAGTCTGGTTCTTGAAACCGAAGCGGATTGCGCCAGCACCGTACCATGCGTAATCAGCATAGAACATTTGCATCTTGTTCAAGTCAAGCGTAAAGCCCGATGGACCATAACCGTCAGCACGATCGATGTTCCATGTATTTTGTGGATACTTAGAGTCAACAGTCTTACAGATAACACCAGCAGTCAATGAAGAACCACGGTACTCTGGGTTGATACGGATACGTTGGTCATTGATAACCTCCATAACACGGTAAGATTGGCCACGAATAACAACCCATTCGCCTGGAACCAATTGCTTTGTGAACTTTGTTTGCTTACCAGTGCCCAATGTTGTTACTGAAACAACTTGGTCGGAACCGTTTGTTGTCGCAACAAGACCAGACAACTGAGTAACGGAGCTACGCTTAACAGCAGATAGTTGAACACCATCATACTCAAAGTAGAAACCGTTCTGTTGGTCGAACATACCTAGACGGCAAGAAGCGCCACGCCATGTAGTAATGGCAATCTGTGGGAAACCAGAAGCAGCTGTTGCGCTTGGTGTTGACAGAGGAATGTATGTAAATTCGTAACGGCTGTTAACGTCAACGATTGTGAAGTTACCGTTGTATTGTGTTTCGTTTGCGCCGAAGACGTTAAACGTATCTCCTGGCTGCAAGTTGTGGTACTCTTTTGTAGTAGCAGTGATAGCACCAGTACCAGCGTTATAAGTCAAACCGTCAATCGAGAAGTTTGGACGTAGAACAGCGCCAGTAGAGAACTGAATACCTTTACCAGATTGGTAACGGAAATAACGACGAGTCTGGCGAAGTGCTTGATAGTTGTGGCTGTTATTGTTAGTAGAGAAACGAACACCGCCATCATATGGACGGTGAGAGAACGTTGCTTCGTTACGAACATAAGCAGTCAGAGTGTTGATAGCAGAGATTGTTGGAACTGATGAACCAGCAGCCATGATAACACCAAACTTAGTTGGGCTGTATACAGCAACAACGGTATATGATGCGCCTCCAGGCTGAGTGCCCAAAGAAACAGTAGCAGTACCAGTCAAATAAACTAGGTTACCGACCGATAGACCGTGGTTTCTTGCTGATGTAACAACCAACAAGATGTCGTTAGCAGCTGAACCAGCAGCAGTTGCGCTATAAACACCAACAGCTGACAATGAGATTGCTGAGTTAGAATAGAACTGACCAGCATATGTCAATGTAGAACCAGTGTTGAAGATTGAACCAGTTGTGCCAGTGAAGTTAGAAGTGCCGCGATATGACAGAACCCAACGGCTGTTACCGATATCTGGTGCCGATGCTTCGATCAAGAAACCACCGTTAGCAGCTGGTAGCAATGTGTCTTGAACTTGAATTGGGTTACCAACAGCAGGCAACACTTGAGGAGCGATACGGAAAGCCGCGCCAGTAATAGCAACGGCAGCGTTAGCTTGTAGCGTTAGAGAGGTGTCGCTTTCAACTGAAGAGACAGTACCAATCAACACATCGCTTGCGTTGTAAAGAGCATATCCAGGGAACACTTGCGTCAAGAACGCAGTGCCTGAACCTGTGAATGTAGAAGAAAGAAGAACAGATGTGCCGTTGCCAGTACCAGCAGTATACGTAGCCCAAAGAGCCATAGTCTTGCTACCGTTCGTTGCGCGAACGTCAGCCACTGCGATTGGAGCTTGGTAGTCAACAAAGAAAGATGGACGACCGTTCAACGTAGCAAGGTTTTCCCACTTAGTTGGTTGTGTGCCATATTCAAAGTCAGTATCGATCAACGATTCTGGTTCAGAGACGCGCATCTTGCCAACGGAGTCAACCTGAGCTTCGGCTGGCGCCATTTCCTGAATGGTGTCATCGTACACAAACTGCAACGAGTCAGTTGCAGACATCGTTGTTGTGTTGTAGTTCAGGGCAATTGTTGTAACGCCGTTGTTAACAGTATAGTTGGTAGCTGTTAAGTTGGGGTCGCTGAAATTGTAGATAACCTTGTTCTGTGTTACGTTGGTAACAAGAATCAGGTACTCGCGCTGAATCGACTTCGGGATAACAACTGTACGTGTTGAAGGCGAAAAGGTATAGTACTGTTCTGTTAAGACTTTCTTAGCCATGGAATGCTCCGTTATGTATTCTTTATGTTATTTATATGCTCCAACGAGACAGTGGTTTCGTTGGGAACACAGGGTTGGCTACAGGATTGACGAACAATCGTCTTACTTCTTCTCTATATGCCAACCATTCTAGAGGGTTCTCTAATTGCTGCTGAACATCAATTGTCGCTGCCCAGTCTGATTCAGACAACAGCTTACGGGCTTCGTCTTTACATTTATTCAGGGCTGTTTGTAGTTGGGTATCGTCGATACGCACAACCATTTCTTCCCATGTCAATGGCTGTTCATCTTCCCAGTTAGGAATCAACCAGTCTTCACCATCATAGAAACGAATACGTTCTTTGAATTGTTCTGCAGTGGTAACCTCATCAACAAAATGATAGGCAACTTGTTTCTCAGCAGCCACTTTGCTAGTAGCAATGATGATGTCAGTATAGTCATATATCATGGTAGATATTCCATAATTGTAAATGATGAGCAGTTATATGCAGTATACTGCCCGTTGGGCGCGCCCCACGAACGATTCAAGATAATACCTTGCGCTGCCCATGCGTCAGCATGACGACCTCTCAAACGTAGGTCAAGGATTGTGCCTGGATCTGCGCCGTGGTCGTAGAAAATTGTACCTTGTTTAAATTCAACATGGTTTGTATCAGTAGCCTGTTGGTATCCACCGAAGTGAACAGCTTGCGCTTCGTTAGCGTTACTGATAGCGCCACCACTACCATAGTTAGGTAAAGGTGTAGTGCCAAGTGTAAACATAAAGTCTGATGAGTATGATGATGTACCTGTGCCGTGTTTCAACTCAGCAGATATCATCAGTCTAGATGCTTTATATTTTGGTCGGAACTGCATAGTCATAACGTCAAGGTAAACACCACCGCTGCCGAAGTTTAGTTGGGCTGTCGATAGCACCTGCTTGACTTGAACAATGCTTCCAGAGAAATTGGAGAGCTGACTATTCATCAATGCGTATTGAATAGCACTCACGTCTGGGCTTGTCACTAGTGGGTTCAATTGATATGCGTACCAATTCGAGCCACCATCAAATGTGACAAATTCAAACACATCCACTTTGTAGGAGTATGTCTGAAGGATAGGGAGGATGGGGGCGTTTGCCGTCTGACCAGTGTTTGGCCATGTGATATTTGTTGGCCAAGTCATAACTCTACCACCAACCGAATCTTGGTTCAGGTAGACCGTTACAACAAAGTTGCCATCTGTCGTAGGTGGAACGTTGTTAAACGTAATACCTCTTGGGCTTGCGCAGAGGGTAATGTTATGTTTAGTGTAGTTACAATCAATAACAAGCGGAGCATTAAGAATCTTATGCTTCGCTGTTACAAATGGTGTGGCAACACGGTTCGCATAAACAGTGTTGCCGACACGTAGATTATTTTCTACCCCAACGTCGTGACCGAGAGCGACAGAGTCGCCATCAGCCACGATTTGATTACCAACTCTTAAACCATTTTGTGGTAAAGAAAGTTGAGTTGTCATTTTTACATTAGGCTTGAGCTTCAGTCCAAGATAGACGACCGTATACGTTAGATGCGGTAGCTGTCAAGTTAGTCACCATAATCGTCAACACGTCTGGACCGTCTGGGTAGTACTGAGTTTGTGTACCAGCAGCACCACCACCAGTGATAGAGTTGCCCATATCACGAACCATTGCCAAGTCGATTGACGTAGCAGTGTAAGCAGTTGAACCGATAGTACCTGGAGGGTTAACATAGAAACCACCGATAACTTCACCACCAACCACAGTAGCAGCAGAACCGTAGATGTAGTACTGAGCCAAGCTCGAACCACCTTGGTTCAACCAAGTGTTGTTAGTTGAAGGCTTACCGTTCAATACCAATGTTACCAGAACAGCACCGTTTGTATAAATGTCCAACTGACGAAGAACCATTTGCATACGGTTGATCAGATCGCGAGAACCAAGAACCGAAGACACGTTACCGTTAGAAACAGTTGGAGAAACACGGATCGACATCAAAGCGTTAGTAACACCAAGCGAAGCTGCTAGTGGGAACGCTGTTGTAGAACCACGTGTAAACACGAACGACTTATCGTCATCGAAACGACCGTCCATAATCACAGAAGTACCCCAGTGTTGGATTGTACTTGCCACGAATGGAGCGTGTAGTTCAACGGATACTGGACGAGTCGCTGAGTAAGCGAATGTCTGAGCAGTTTGACCCATTGGCGCGAAGATCACTGTCTTAGAACCAGAAGAAGTCACAGCACGGCTCAATGTAACTGAAGTGTTAGCCACGAACGACACAACATATGCGCCTTGTGGAATTTCGCCTGGAGTTGCAGTGTACACGAACTGACCGATTTGAACACCAGCAGTAGAAGCGCCAGACAACACAGTAGAACCAGAAGTAGCAGTGAACGTCAATGACGCGCCAGCTTGACCACGTGTTAGACCTGTGAAGGTGTTAGACGACTTGCTTGTGTAGTTAATGAATTCTGTCTGACCAGCAGATGTAGAAGTCATTGAACGAACCATCAAGATACCTGAAGATGGGAACTTCGATGTATCAGCAACGCTGATAGAAGTGTCGCCACTGTTCAAAGTAGAAACGATTGTTGTGCTTGGTGCGAAAGTGTTAGTTTCGTAACGAGCTGGCAAGTTACCAGAGCGCATGTAGGCTTCGGTGTTTTGGTTGTTGTTAACGATCTTGTGAACGTAAACAATGTTACCATCAGCAGCACGGAAACCAAAACGTACCCAACCAGCGCCGTACCATGAGTAGTCGATGTAGTACATTTGCATCTTGTTTGGATCCAAGATGAAGCCCGATGGACCTGTACCATCACAACGATCCAAGTTCCACTGAGATTGTGGCACGCGGAACTCTTGAGTCTTGCTTACAACAACTTTAGTTGCGTTAGATGTACCACGGTACTGAGGAGTAATGTGGAAAGTGCTATCGTCGATAACGTGTAGAACACGGTATGACATACCACGGATAACAACGTAGTCGTTAGGAGCCAATTGCTTGCTGTACTGTGGAGTAGCAGAAGAATCAACAGCTGAAGTTAGGGCGAAGCCGTTTACTTGGTGACTGTTTGCGTTGATAGAAGCGAAACCACCCAATTGGTAAGTCGAGTTACGACGAACAACATACATTTGTTGACCATCAAATTCGAAGAACAAACCGTTTTGGTTATCAAACATACCTGTGCGGTTAACACCACCGTACCAGCTAGAAATCGTAGCGAATACGTTACCTGGAGCTACAGTGTTTGCAGGTGTAGAACCAGCAATGTAAGTAAAGCGGTAAGAGTCAAGCACGTTAGCAACAGTAAATGTGCCGTTGTATGCTGTATCAGTTGAACCACCAATGTTCACGCTAATGCCTGGCTGTAGACCATGTTGGAACTTAGTCAACACAGTAACTGTAGAACCTGACGACTTCAATTGGTCAACATAAAGCTGAGTCTTCAGAGCAGTACCTGTTGAACATTGGATACCCTTACCAGATTGGTAACGGAAATAACGACGAGTCTGACGAATCATCTGTTGACCGTGCCAACCAGTGTTTGTCGAGAAGTTTACGCCACCGTCGAATGGGCGGTGCATAGAGCTACCGTGGTTCTTAGCAACCAATGCGTCAGTACCGAATGTACCAGCAGTACCACCAGTAGCGTCAGTGTAGTACACGAACTGGAATGGGTTTAGAACTGTAGCAACTTGGTGGTTACCATATGTTGAGTTAGCAACACCAGCAACTGTAGTACCAGAGTTCTGGTTGTTGACCATCATAATGTCGTTACCAACATACAAGCCGTGTGGGTTTGTTGTTGTAACTGTAACGGCTTGGCCAGAAACAGCAGCAGAAACTGTACCACCGAAACCAACACCAGTGAACTGCGGAGCGTCAAAGATTTGAGTTGGCAAGTCAGCATCGTACAATGCTGTTGTTGGTGTAGAACCAGTCACCCATGTTTCGCGAGCGCGGTAAGTGAAAGTGTTTGAGCTTAGAGCTTCAATGATGAAGAAGCCGTTAGCTGGAGCCCAGTAAGAATCTTGAATGAAGATACCTTGACCGATAGCGAAACCAGCAGCAGAACCGACAGTAACTTGGATGAAGCGAGAACCGTTTGTAGCAGTAATGCTAGAGATAGTTGTAGCTGCAGCTTGGTCGCGACCGAAGTTAGGGCGGTCCAAGTTAACAAACATAGATTGCTTGTTGTTCACAAGACTTAGCATTTCCCACTTAGTTGGCTGTAGGCCATATTCAAAGTCGGTATCGATAAGAGCTTGGCCAACCGAAGTACGGAACTTACCCACTGGGTCAGTTAGCGTTTCGCCTGGAACAAATTTGCTTTCGTATTCGTCAACAATGATTTGCAACTTGTCGGCTGCGTTCATTGATGAAGTGTTGTAGTTCAAAACTACAGTTGTAATCGCATCGCTTGCCGATCCACTTGCCGCAACACCACCTGATGTGTTGGTATAGCTAGTAGCCTTCAGGTTTGGGTCGCTGAAGTTATAGATTACAGTATTTGTTGTCACGTTCGTAATCAACAACAGTTGTTCACGCTTAACCGCACGGCTAAGAGTAATTGTACGTGTTGATGGATTGAATGTGTAATATTGATCAGGTAGGACGTTTCTTGCCATATTAGTCTCCGTTGATTAGGTCCAAGTTCTTTTATTTAGTTGATCAGGAAAGCACGACTGGGAGCGCTTTGAAGATATTTCGTGCAATTGTATCAGTCTCATTGACAAACTTACCAAGTACTCTTCCATAGAATTTCTGAGAGGAGAGTGGGGCGTCTGTAAATGTAATAATGTTGTCAGTAATTGTGTAATTACCTTTCAACGTAACATCTACTTCTTGTGGGAAAACATACTGCTCATAAGTGTTGACCACGTACGGCTGAAGCATCAGGTTACCCAATGAGATCAGCAGTGCGTGGGGGCTTGTAGCATATACTGGTATAGAGTTCGATGTCAATGAAAATTGCTTCGTAATACCATCAAAAGCTGTCGTCAGATCGTCCAACACAGTTACAGTTGCGCCTTCCTTCAACGTGATCAGGTTTTGATCACCCTCGGAATTAGTAAGAGGGGATCCCTTAGTGAAATCCCCTGCGTTACTTAACTGTCGTAGCGTTAGTCCAGTCACATCAAATCCTTATATTAAGGCGCGTTGATTGTGATTGTCCAAGTGATAGCCAATGTGTCAGCTGGGTCTTTGTTAACAACGCTGAAAGTTGTACGACACAACATTGTACCACCAGAAGAACCATTGAAAATAGCAGCTTCTTGGATACCTTGCGAAGTAGCAGGGTTGTTAGGTAGGAATGTACCAACGTATGTTACCACGTTGCTTGCGTTAGACGCAGCAGGTGAGAACGTAACACGTGTACCAACTTCACCACCCAGAGCCGTATCACCAGCAGCTGCAGCAGTACCGTTTGTACCGATAGCCATATGCGTCATAGCAGCTGGCGAGTTTGTTGTAGTCTTCAACATAGAAGCAGCAATAAATGTCTTGCCAGAATCTACAACCAAGTTCTTAACTTGTTTTTCTTCTTTAACAGTGCCGTCTGGTCCAATTACCTGAATCGTCAGGCGACCAACCGCTGTCATGTCTTCGTAAATCATTGTTTTTTTCTCCTTAGATCTATGGTAGGAATCAAATTTCTACTGGTTTATTTATAATGTTTAGAATGTTGAGGTTGTAATGCCATCTGACATGTAATCCTCAGCATAATAGGGCGACGAATCAATAAAATAAGAGTCATTGTCAAACACTCTTACCGTGCCCGAGTCAGCGCTCACTGGATTTTCGCTCAATCCTTTATTTAGACGTCTTGTAGAACCGTCTGCAGTGCGCAGCATTTCGGTTACATACGGTGGATAGTACTGGGCTAGATCCTGAGAGCTGTCTAGCTCCAAGAAGTCAGTCCAGATACTTGTCTTATACTTACCTGCAGTCTTATTGAACTGACGTCCAACAGTGTCTGAGTATGTAACTTTGTCGAAACGGATAGTCTTAACCTGACCATACGTCATCAAAGTTGGGTCATAGCTGGTAATTTCGTTAGAATCGTACCAGCTTGTCAGTGTTGAGTTACCAACCTGAGCGATATTGGCGAACTTACCAATACCTTCGAGCATTGTTGGCGTTTCAGATAGCCCTTTATTTGGCTTCAACGTAGCAGCATCAGCCGATAGAGCGATATCGCTACGAGCCTTTGTCAGTTTGTTGACACGAACGTCAATCGACTTCAGATATTCAAGGCGATAGTCTGGGTAGTACTGAGCCAGTTCAAGTTGTGGATCTAGCTCAGCAAAATCTGACCAGATATTGAACACATTGGCGCCACCAACTTTGGTGTATGTCTTAGCTGATGTATCATGAGCCCACTGCTGTTCTGCCTTTGTTCCCTTGGATAGTGCCTTTGGCGCAGAATCTGCAGCTTGCAAAGGCTCAGCC